CCGTTGAGTCATTTATACCCAGATCCCAGGCTGTATGCACAGGATAGGCAGGATCATACGGAACCCTTGTAATCCTTCCAGCATCATCGGCATCAGCCAGCAGTTTTCCATAATATGCACCAATGATAGCAGCAGTGAACGAACATTCATACTCTTGCTCGTATTGCTCAGGCGTCATCTGTGCCTTTGCCGCCTCAAGCTCTTCTGCCTTCACCAAACCGCTCTCAGAGGCTTTGACGGTCTTGTGAAACCACTGATCAGAGCCATTGGCCGTTTCAGACTTGGCTTGCTCCAATAGATCAAAAAAATGATTATGACCGGCTGGGGTGCCTAGAAATACAGCCGCACCCTCTCTGTCGGACAGTGCCGGCCTTACAACCTCCCCCCATACCCTTGGGTTCTGCATCCCAAACTCATCGAACACGCACAGATCCAGATAGATACCACGCAAGCTGTCAGGGTTTTCAGCAGACAACAGCATTAACCTGCCGCCATTAGGGAAGTCTACACGCAGTTCAGTTTCATTAAAGTTCACGCCAGGGATCACAGACGCATAATACTTCACATAATCCCACGCAATACGCTTGGCTTGCGTAAAAGTGGGTGCAACAAACGCAACTCTGGGCCTCGGAAGTTCACAAGTAAGGGCGTGCTTTATAAGATGATTAACAGCCCAGACCGTCTTGCCAAACCTGCGGTGCATCACAAGCACGTTCCAACGACGCACGTTGCTGTGCATCTCTGCCTGTAGCTCTCTAGGCTTGTAAGGGATCTTAACTTGCACTATCGCTCTCCCAAACGATACGCACCGTGCCGTCACTTACCTCTACACCAGCACGGTTCTTCACATCACCGTACTGATCCGGCATCACCTTGCCCACCTTCCACCGCACATGAAGGGCATAGTCTCTCAAAACATTAGGATCATACTTCTTCTTACCTTCTAGCTGAGCCTGATACATAACCTCGACATCCTCCAATGCCTTCTCCGCACTCTGCTGCTGCGCCGTGCGAATAAGATTACTTAACTCAGCATCCTCCCCCATCTTCTTATACAGCACTGACCTACTGATCCGCGCCTCTTTGCATGCACTGACAAGGCTATGACCTTGCATCACTAAATCAGCAACGCTCTCTGCCTTGCTCTGCGTTAGCCTAGCCATGTTTCCTCCTGGCTGTGTGTGGGTATGGGGCAATTAACACACATAAACCGTGGCCGCGCGTCGCGGGGGCGATGCCTTTGTTTTGGCCCCCCGCCGGGTCGCTGCCGTGCGGCGCTGACAATGCTGCACCGGCAATGCTGCGCGTCACTGTCTGTGCTGTGCGTGTGCTGGCACACTCCCAAGCCGTCCGCTGCCGTCGTGTTCCGATCCGCTGCGCCGGTCTGTGCTGTCCTATATATAGGCGTCTGCGCATGTGCTGTGCCGTGCTGTGCAAAGAATATTCAACGAATATCATTTTTCTTGTTGACAGTCTATCCCCTGCCAATGTTAGGGTTGTTTATCACTAGCAATAACAAAGGATCAAGGCAATGAACATCCCAGCCATTCAAACCAAAGCCGAAGCGCAAGGCATCATCGAAGCATTGCACGGCATGGCCGACAATTACCATGACATGCACAACCCGATGTTTGGTGAGGACCAGGAAATCCGCGTGTCGGCCTATAACTGTATTCAGGAAGACATTGAGGTGATCATCTCGGACATTGAGTCCGCCACCGCCTTCCCGCTTGTTCTATCGCTTCACACAGCGGCAGAGGATCAATTTATTATTGCTTATGAGCAATACCACGACGACCGCGCGTTTTACGATGAGTGTGCTACATGGCGTGCAGAAGGCGGCGCAGAGCGTAGTTACTAAGCAGAGAAAGGATCAAGCCAGTGCTGAATTATCAAATTGAAGTAGATGCTGATTGGATTGAGATCGTTATTCAATCAACACCGCAGCGAAAAGACCTACAACGAAGCGCCGTAGAAAACGGTGAACGCAAAGGCAAATGGGTTTTCCGCGTCGCAAACAGTGACTACGGATGGTCGCTACATGGTCCGATGCCGCTGCTTGTGCCGGACATTCGTGACCTGCCTTGTGTTTGCGGTGGACAGAACCGCACGCCTGTCTATCGCAGAGTTGCAAAATGCTTAGAGGCATTAGACAAGTTGTGGCTCGACCTGGACGAGGGCGCGATGCCGATTGCATATGTTGGAGTTAACTCTGACTTGTAGGCCGAAACATGGCGCGACATTGTCGCGCTATGTCTAGCGGTTGGACCGCTACTGACGAGGCCCGTCAGCAACCCATGAGAAAAAAGGATCAATCATGTTTACAAAACAAACCGGAGACTTCCCGACACTGAAAGCAAAGAACGTGAACCTGTCACCGTCTGACGGCATCGGCAAGGTTCGGGATCGGGTGCAGCATAACTTCTATAAGGAGATGGCAGTTATTCACCCTGACCACGGATGCGTGGCGCGGTTCCGCTTCTATTGCGGCAGCAGCAAGGTCTATTGCCTTGCGTGGCTCAGCGGCCCTGACGAGTACGGCAGCGGCCACGGCAGCGCCGGTGGCTATGGATATTGCAAAGCATCTGCGGCAATGGAGGTGGCTATAAAACTGGCCGGTGTCGATCTGTCAGAGAACATCGGCGGCAGAGGTGAGACCGCGATGCGGGATGCCGCCTTAGCTGTTGGCCGGATGCTGACAGGCAAACGCAAGTTTTACATTCACGAAGCACATTCATAGGAGGTGCAGCCATGAACGACCTGTGGTTCTGGGTGCGCGAGATATTCGCCACCATTCTCTTTTTTCTGGCAATGGCGCTTGTGTGCGTCCTGATGGTTCTGGTTTTCCCAGAACCGACACTTTGGAGGTGATAATGAAAAGCTACACGATCACAAGCCACATCTTAGACGCGCTTGACGTTTACCTTGAGGGATACCAGAGCGACCACAGTTGCGGGATGGTCTCAGACGAGGACATGCAAGAGCATGAAAAGGTCTACGCCATGTGTTTGGATTTCATTCTGGACGAACTGCCAGAGATGCGCAAAGCGTGCAGCACATGACAGAGAAAAGGCAGGGGGAAAGGATCAGCAAACCCCCTGCCTTCACTAGCAAAGGGAACATAACATGACAGCGGAAGAGTTCAAAGCCGAAAGGCGACGCCAGGGAATATCACAGGCGGCAATGGCAAAGCGCCTCGGCGTTAGTCTACAGGCCGTCTATTACTACGAGACAGGACGGCGCAAGGTGCCGCAGCCTGTGGCCTTGTTAATAGCATGTCAGAGAAAGGATCAGGACAATGCAAACTAGAACCGTGAAGCTGATGGTGACACGCGAAGAGGTATGGTTTCCAGAATACGATGTGCCAGCGCACATGACCGACGACGAAGCGCTGGAGTACATCTACGCGGAGGCACCCGACGATGTGTTCGACGAGTATCTGAACAAATACACATACGATCAGGAAACGCATGTTTCGGTGGTGGACGATGGATCAGCACCGGCCTGACATGTTTTATTATCTGATGGATGGCCTAGAATTAAAGCTGGGCCATCTATTAGCAGAGAAGGAGCTAGGCAGCATCGACCAGCAAGAGATGGACAGGCTATGCTTTATTCACGATGCCTGTGTGATGTTCCTAGCGCAGCAGCTAGGCAATGCAGAGAAAGGATCAGAGGATGAATAGCTATCACGTTAGGTGGATGGATTGGGTAAACATTCTGGATCGTGACTTTGACAATATGGCACGATACGAAATTGATTGGTCTTACAGGGAAGAACCATACCAAGCCAAGCCGCAGCCGGGTACAAGCCTTGAAGGCAAGATCATCCGCAAAGAGGTGCAGAGAAAAGAGGCGCTAGGCCAAGCACGAAACTCTTGGCAACGTCTCTAGCAATGCCGCGCGGCAAAGCATGCTATGCAATGCACTAAGCAATGCCTTTTTTTATATATATAAAAGGGAAAGCATGTTGCATTGCCCCGCTTGCTAGGCAATGCGCCGGATGCTGCGCAGCAATGCTAAGAAGATATTTCCTGAAATATCATGGATCGCGTTGACGCGCAAGCCCCTCAGAATGGGATCGCCTCGCGTGCTATGTAGAACCATGTCGGCAGAGAAACGAGAACCGTTGCATCGGTGCCGGTAAACTCAGGGTTTACATGGCGCAGGTACAGCTTGCACACCGGATCGTGGCGGTCATACTTGTAAATCAGTAGCGGAGAAAGGTCGCCAGCAGCGTTCACAGCTTGGTGCCACCATGCGTCAGCCCCGCCATGTGGCCCTGTGGCGTATCTTTTACATTCGATGGACCAGTGCGGGATCAGGATATCAGCGCCGCCCTTCTCCTGATATTGAGAAAGGTTCCTGCGCACATTCTCATAGCCCAGGTGGTCCTTGATCTCGTTGACACACCATCTTTCAAAGGCAGAGCCTTTGCTACGCTGCATCTTGCCCACAATCTGCTTCCCTTATGGCGTAAAGAATACGCGCCGCTACTTGCGGCACAATGCTGTTTCCTAGTTGTTTAAGTCGGTGTACCCGACCGGGTATCCCATGAGCCACTCGACCCAATTCGGGTTCAGGCTGCCAGACTTTTGAGAGATCACCATTGAAAGGTTCAGTTGCTTGCCCTTCTCCATCCTGCGCTGGATTGACGGCATGCCCATGTGGCCCCTGTCTCTGTTGTCGCTGGCTGCCGGCGTCGGCCACATCTTTACATCTGTGCGCAAACTTTTGCCCTGACTGCCGTCTGTTGTGCCTTGGCAATCTGCTGCGGCTGGTGTTGCCCACATCTTTGGCCCCTGCCACCCGCATTTCCTCATTGAAGGTGACATCTGATTCGCAGCTGCTGTCGGAGTACCCAACAACCCAACATCGATCTCGTCTGTGCGGGGCATCTGCGGCAACAGCCGGTATAACGTAGCACCGGCTGTCGTAGCCTGCGGCTTCCAGGTCAGATAGCACCGTGTCGAGGCCCAAAGTGATGTGCCCAGCAACATTTTCTCCAATGACCCAGCGGGGCCGCACAGCTTTGATAACCCTAAGCATCTCCGGCCAGAGATGTCGGTCATCTTGATCGCCTCGTCTGACCCCGGCAAGCGAGAAGGGCTGGCAGGGGTATCCACCTGTGATGATGTCAACCATTCCTCTAAATCGATCTGCGTCATCTGCAAGTTCCCTGATATCCCCAATGATCTCTGTACGCGGCCAATGCTTTCGCAAAACCTTCTGTGCGTGTTCGTCACACTCGCAAAAGGCAACTGTTTCATAGCCGCCAACCAGCTTTTCAGCAGCATAGCTAAAGCCACCTATGCCAGAAAAAAGGTCTAGCAACCGCAGTGGTTTCACTTCAACGCACCCTGCTTGTCGATATCACATTCATCAAACGCTTCGGGCTCTTGATGCTTGCCGCTACCGTTACACTCCCAGCAAAGGTCGGGCACCACATCACCCTCGTCCCAGCTAGACGCTACACGCACCCAGCCAGAGCCGTTACAGTCTTGACATTTTTTCGGTGAAGAAGTCATTGGGTTTTACCTGCCCTTCTGTGGCGAGAAAGATACGGCGCATCGTTTCTGCCGATGGATAACGGTTGCCATCTACAATCCGGCAGATAGCAGCGCGGCTCATGTTGCAGCGCCGTGCAAACTTGGCCTGACTGATCTTCTTGGTTTTTAAATACTCAGATAAGGTCATATTTTTTTCTACTACACTGTTGACAGCGGGTCAACCGGTATGCAATAGAGGGGATAGTAACACAAAGAAAAGCACAAGGAAGCACACAATGCCTCATGAAACACCAGCCTACCGGCAAGAGTTTGGCGCAGCGCACGACAGTGCATCTGGTGCCACACAGGACAAGTGGGAGTTTGTTCTCAAGCTCTACTGTCGCCACCTTGGAGTGAAGCTGCCAATGGCAGCGCGTCCCATGTGCGGGATCGTGGTGCAGGATGGTGCCAACCTCATACTTGGGCTCGACAAGTATCAACCTATGATCGGCCAGCAGGATGGCATGGATCAGGCCAAGGCTATCGCGCAAACGATGGAGCGGTATAACAGCTATCAGCCGCGTCAATGGGACGACGGCAAGGACGCCGAGGAGTTTGAGGCGTTCAAAGACTATATCCCTGACATGATACTGCACGCTGTTGAAGGTGTGCGTGAGCGGTTCAAGACCGCCAATATGATAGAAGGCGAGTATCAACGCTGGCTAGAAGAGCCGCGCCTTGATGTGCCTATCATGCTTTACCAAGACTATTCCGGCGGCGGCATACAGTGTGATCTGAAAGCCAAGCCGCCCCTGCGCAACCCACCTAAGAAGGACGGCACCCGCTCGTGGCGCGTACCCAAGGTGGAAGGCATCACGCCCACAGCGCAGCAACAAATTCAGCAAGCTGTCTATAACAAAGCAACTGGTGAGCCACCGTCACTGCTGTATGTCAGCGCGTCAGGTTACTACATAGCCGACGCCGACAACTGTGACTTGCTGAAGCCAGAGGCTTTGGAGAAGGCATACGCTGAAGCAGTGCGGTCATGGCAGATCAGTCAGAATTTGCTCAAAGCCGCAAACGGATCATGGCGCACCTTGGCTGGCCTCGTACAGCCTGATTTTAACGAAATTGCAAGGCGTCATGGCCCAGGTATCGTAGACGTAGCCAACCAGTTATGGAGGTTCTAATGGCTAATAAAGCAGGACGCCCCAAGGCGAAAGTAAGCATCACGTTTTCTGAGCAGGAGTTGAAAACCATTATCGCTGCTGTTCACACCTCAACCCATACTGGGGTTGATAATTTCAATCAATTAAGTGTGCTGGGCATGCAGATGTTTGGTGAGGACGTACTTTTGTTAGCAAAGTTGCGTGACATAAGGGAGAAAAAGTTTGGAGATGCCAAATGATTGAACCAACCCCAGCCTACAAGCTGGTGCGCAGGGATGACCCTGCCACTAGCCACGACGCCGCAGAAAGCATCGACGCGACAGCGATGGAAAGCGTAGTAGCCGATGCAATCTGGGAGTTTGGTGCAGCAGGCGCGATTGCTGATCAAGTCTGCAATGCCCTGCCGCATCACCGATATAACTCAGTGACGCCGCGTTTCAAAGCCCTAAAAGAGAAGGGCATCATCATCACCGATGGCACAAAGAGAAAGGGTGCGTCAGGCCGCAGCCAGATGGTCATGTGGCACAAGGAGTTTTACGATGCAAACTGAACCAGTTGATATCGGCACACCGTATGTGACCCGCGAGGACATGCAAGACAGCATCAACGAGTTGTATGTGCGTGTCGATCACCTGCAACGCACCGTTGATCGCAATGACGAAAAGCTGGCTGACATGGAGAAGAGTTTGGCACTGTTTGTCCATTTAATCTCTGATAAGCTAGGAGTTTCCCAAGGAGGCACGAATGAATAGCTACATGACAAGCGCCTATTATGTTGGCGCAATCGTGGTGGCAAACGTAGGTTTCACCTACATCCCCATGATCCCATTACCAGGCGGCGAGATGTTCGCACCGATGAGCTTGCTTGTTGGCTTTGTGTTTGTCTTGAGAGACTTTGCACAGCGTGACTTGGGACACAAAGTATTCATCCCGATGACGATAGGTTTGGTTCTGAGTTACCTGCTTGCAGATCCATTCGTCGCCTTTGCCAGTGCGGTAGCCTTTGCCATCAGCGAACTGGTTGATTGGGCTGTCTATACCTACAGCGGCAAGCCGATCAAGGAGCGTATCCTGATCTCATCAGCCGTAAGTACACCGGCAGACAGTGCTGTGTTCATGCTCATGCTTGGCTTTTTTAGCTGGTATGGGTTCTTTGTCATGGTCGTCAGCAAAATGCTTGGCGCGTTAGCTGTTTACTACATGCTGAAAAGGAAAAGTGATGCGTCATACATATAACGTAAGTTTCGCGCGTTTGTGTCCTGTCGATGGCAGCACCATTCGTTATCTGTTGGAGTTGCGTTCACATCGCAAAGTCTTAGTTGAAGACATCCAAGCAGCTTGTGTTGGCGATCATCAGCCAATCTTCCAAGAGGACTTAGCGGCTTTTCTCTCTGAGACATTCATGTTTGAGAGTGGGCAACTGACAGCGACTCACAACACGGTGCAAATAGTATCAGAGTGGCATCCGTAATGATCCACTACCACGGCACACCGCTGACCCCGAAAGCAATGCTGTATCGCATGGCTGGCAAGCACTTCTGTGTAAGTTTTGCGAACCCTTTACAGGCCCAAACTTGCATGGAGATAGGGCAGTCAATCATGTGGGACAACGGCGCTTTCACAACCTACACACAGGGCAAGCAGCTTGATCGCACTAAACTGTACGCTTGGCTGGAGGACAAGGTGGCACACCCGCATTGGGCTGTGATCCCTGATGTGATTGGCGGTGATGAAGAACAGCAGAGAGATTTGCTTTCTGAGTGGCCGTTTGGGCCTGAGTTTGGCGCACCTGTCTGGCACATGGCTATGTCGTTTGACTACCTCATGTATCTGACAGACCACTATGGCAAGGTGTGCTTTGGCTCCAGCGGTGAATACTGGAATGTCGGATCAGACGCTTGGTGTTCAAGAGCCGACGCGGCTTTTAACAAGCTGGCACAAAAACACCGCAGGATGCCGTGGATACACATGCTTAGAGGCTTGTCACTTGGTGGTGAACGGTGGCCGTTTGCCAGCGCCGACAGTGTGAATGTGGCACGCAACTTCAAAGATTACGACAGGTGTCCAGAAAAGATGGCTCGAAAAATTGATGGCATCCAAACACCATTGTTTTGGGAGCCGCATCCTGTGCAACAATCAATGTTCGGGAGAACAGCATGGCAGACTTGAAAAAAACTATGACCCTTGTGTCTGAGTTGAACCATAGTCATGGCGTAACTCAGCGCGGCGGCAAGAAGTACACCCAGGTGGTGCATCGAATGGAAGCGTTCCGGCAGATGCACGGCACCGACTTTGGGGTGGACACACACATCTTGGTGGATGACGGCCAGCGTGTCGTGGTCAAAGCCAAGATACTCAACATGGACGGCGCGGTGATTGGTGCCGGCATGGCAGAAGAGATCAGGGGGCAAGGCAACGTCAACAAGACTAGCGCCTTGGAGAACTGTGAGACATCTGCCATTGGCCGTGCCTTGGCATCGCTA